GGGCAGCAACAGGCTCGGCGTGCCGTCGCCATCGAGCGTCACGATGTCGCCGGCGACAGCCGTGACCGGGTGACGGACAGCGCCTCTAAACCGCGCTGACGCGGCCTTGAGGGCGGCCACCAGCTGCGGATCGTCGGGCGGGACACCGAGCCAGACTGCGAGGTCCTCAGCTGTCGCCAGCAGAGGCAGCGTCGCCGCCACGCGCGGTCTCCTTCGGCTTGCGCATCTTGTGCTCGGCGGCCGGTTTCTTCCCGGCGCCGCTCTTGTCGCTGTCGGCCTGCAGCCCCAGCCGCTCCGCGTCCTCGGCGCGATACCGCACCCCGTCGGCGACGATCATCTTGTTCTCAGCCATCACCCCTCCTCGGAGGTTTAAGCGGGTAGGGGCGAGCAGACCAACGTGCGCTCGCCCCTACCCAGATCGGATCAGCCAGCGGATGCGGCGGTGCTGCACACCACGATTTCAGCGGGCTTGAACACGGCCTGCGCGGCACGCAGCTCCGCACGGACATACACGAGGTTGCGCTGCGCGTAGTCCTTGTGCTGGTTGAACGCCAGCACCGACAGACCCTCACGATCCAGCAGGGTGATGGTCTTGAGGTTGCCGACCAGCGCGGTCCCCGCCGGCAGCGCCTGGCACACGACCCGCGGCCGGCCCCACAACGTTTGTGGGCCTGCGTTGAACGGGCCGCCGCCGTAGTAGCGCTCGTTCGCGTCCCGCATCAGGTCGAGCGTTTCGTTGTCCTCCGGCGACACCGCGATCGCCGTGATCGGCGCCCCGATGCGGTTGAGCGACGTGATCGCCTTGCGCACCGTGGTCGGAATGTCGGACACGTTCGCCTGGTGCTGCACCCCGGTGGTGTTGAGCACCCCGGTCGGTTCCCCGTTGGTGCCGGTGCCGTTGAGCACCTTGTCCTGGACGACCAGGTTGATGTTGTACCCGAGCTGGGTGTTCAGGTACGTCGCCAGCGCCGGGGCGTCGGCGAGCATCTGGTTGGTGACCGTGTAACCGTCGGCGTAGGTGTAGACCTTCGCGTCCGCGAGATTGGTCGCGAAATCCGACGTTGGCTTCAGGTTCGTGTCGCTGGGCAGGATCTCGTCTGGCACGATCCCGGCGTTGCGGGTCACCGAGGTGATCTGCAGGTACTCGAAGCTGTTGCCGCCGATGGTGCCGGTGGAAATGAAATCGAGGAAGTCCAGCGGCGCCGGGTAGGTCAGGTCGACCGTGGGCAGCCTCGTGGGCTGTGGCAGCGCGAGGTCGGCCTGCAGCGTGCTGCCGTCGGCCTTACGCCCCACCAGCGAGGACAGCTCGCCGGTCTTGACCCGGTCGATCTGGATGGGGGTGCCCTGCCCGAACCCGGACGGGTGCGCCTCCCGAAACCCCTTATATGCAGCCGATTCGACGAACGACTGCCCGAACGACTTCAACACCATCGCATCGGCACGGTCGGTGACCTTCGCCGGCGCGTGGTGCTCGTTCTTCTCACCTGCCAACTTGCGCATCGACTCCTGCGCTTCGTCGTTGGCCTTGACCTTCGCTCGCAGGTCGTCGGCCTTGGTCGCCAGGTCGTCGACCTCGGCGACTTCTTCGTCGGTCAGGTCTCGTTCGCCCGCCGCCTTGCTCAGCTCGGCTGCGCGGTCGAGCACCTGGTGAAGCTGCTGACGCAGATTCATCTCACTCGTCTCCTATCGCGATTAGTCGTAGCCGTGCGGCTGCCTTGGCGGACCTGGCGCTCTGTGGCTGCTCGGCGGACGACTCCGGCGCGCGGGCCGGGTCGTTGGCAACGGCAGAGCCGGGCTGGCCGGCCTCCTGCTTGGCACCCGATGACGTATCGTCGTCGGTCCCCGGGGTATCGGTCCCGGAAGCTGTGATGAGCGTTTCGAGCGCGGTTTTGAGCGCATTGAACGCTTCGATGGGCACCGTGATCCCGGACGGTGGTGTCTTGATCGACAGCACCGGGGTGTCACGGTTGGCGCCGAGTAGACACGGCCCGCACTCGAGCAGATCGAGCTTGCGCAGCTCGACCACAGGTTCGCCGTCTTTTTCGGCGGGCGCGGCGTCGACGATGTCGTAGGCGAAGCTGTGGTTGTTGACCCGGCGCCCTTTGAGCAGCTTGTAGACCTGCTTCGCCGTCGGGTTCTCCAGGTCGAGTTTCGCGCTGATTTCCAGGCCGGCGTCGGTTTCTTTCGCGTCGGTAACCTCGCCGATGTGCGAGAAGGGGTCGCCCCAGTCGTGCGACCACACCAGGGGAATCGGGTCGCCTTTGTCGGCCCACGTTTTGAGGGTGTCGGTGAAAGCGCCCGGCATCACCACGTCGCCTACCGAGTCGGTGTTGCCGAACGCGGACACGATCGCCCGGTATTCGCCCTCGCTGAGTCCGTCGTCTGGGCCGGCGGCTTTGACTGAGCAAGGCAGATCCTTCACGTTCATGGTGATGCACTCCTCGAATACGTGACCCGGCAGGCGCAGCCGACGATTTCGGCCGGGTCGGCGGTCGGGTCGCCGGGCCAGCGGAGGTTGCCGGGGAACAGTTCCCCGATCGGCACGGTGTGCCCGTCCAGTTCGGCGTGGCGACGATCCCCGGCCTGCCACGTTTTGGTGTCCAACCCGGACGCAGCCGCTGCATCGTGGGCGCCGAACGATCCGGCCTCGGTGGCGATGGTGGCCGCCCAGGTGGTCGATCGGGCCTGCCACGTGTTCAGCGCTGCGGTGAGCGCGTCGGTGTCTCCCCCCGCGGTGCCGATCGCCTTCCACAGCGACCGGTGGATGCCCTGGGCGTGCGACACCGCGGCTTTGCGTAGCCACCCGGTCATCGCGTCGGCCGCCCAGCCCGTGCGGTCGGGGTTCCACATGTCCAGCACCCGTGCGGCACCGGCCTCGGCGAGTCGGGTCGCTCGTCCGGCAATCGTCGTCGCGATCGCCGGGGCGTAGTCCTGGTCGATGACCACGCTGGCGGCGTCGTCGCGTCCGTCGAGCTTCGCGGCGAGCTGGTCAAGCGCGCGGGACAAATCTCCGGCGAGCGCGTCCCGTTCGGTCGCCGGCGGTGCCAGCCCCGGCGACGTTTTCTGTTCCATACCTCCGCTTTTCGGCGGTGCGGTGTCGCGTGGCGAGGCGAGTCCGCCGGTGACCACGTTCAGCGGCGTCACCAGCTCGTCCCCGCCTTCGATGGCGGGGAGGTTGCGGCGGGCGCGAGCCTCGTTGCGGGTCAACCACGGTGCTCCCGTGGAGGACTGCAATACCGCAGCTTCTTCCTCGAAGGAGCCGCGCAGCTTCACGTCGACGTTCGCCTCGACGTACAGCGACCTGTCCGGGTCCAGCAGCGGCACCAGCATGGCGTTGAGCACTTGTTCCACGGCGGTGATGTGGGGGCCGAGGTTGTCGCGGTAAAGCATCTGCCGGAACGCGTCGATATTGCTGTAGTTGCCTTCCCGAGCGCCGACCAGCTCGGGCGCGATGTGGTACGCGGAGGCGACTTCGGCGTCCGCGAGCTGACGGCCCTCCAAATCGGCGGTATCGCGAGGCGAGAACACGTCCACTTTGGACAGTTTCATGCCGTCCTCGAGCAGCGGGACGCCGCCTTCTTTGCCGCCGCCCTTGATGAAGCGGCGGAACGATTCGATCCACCGGTCGCGCGCACCGGTGGAAGCCCATTCCGGCGCGTCCAGCGGTCGCTCCACGACCGCGGGAACGCGGGCACCGTTGCGCCACACCTGCCGGCGGTAGGCGACCGCCTCGCCGGATTCCTCGAGCAGTGACCGCAGCGTTTCGACCGGAGGGGTGCCGTCGGCGCCTTCGACCGCGTAGCCGTGGTCGAACACGTACCCGTGCGGGTCGGCCCACACCGCGGTCCCGTCAAGCTGGTAGATCACGACGGCGTCCACGCGGCCCCACAGGTCGGTGTGTAGCCGCATCCGCGGCGCCGGTATCCGCAGCAACTCGAATCCGGAGGTGGTGTCGGCGGACGGCAGCACCCGCACGCACCACCGGTCAAACAGCAAGTAATCCACCAGCAGGCTGTGCCAGAGCCGGTTGCTGGTGGTGTGCGCGCCGGGTTGCCGCAGTAGATCGGCCAATGGGTGGTCGATGACCCGCTGCCGGTCGGTGTCCGAGACCCGCTCGTAGACGTTCCACGGGATCGACGCGATGTTGCGGGCAATGAAGTCCACGACCTTGCGCACCGACGGCTGGCCCGACCAGATTCCGTACGGGTCGCCGGCGAGCGACGCGAGCGGCAGCCCTGGGTCGGGCACGATCACCCGGCCATCGACGCTCCACGGTCGCGATATCGACGAAAACGTCGGTGTGCTGGCCGGGGACGCCGCGATCGCGTCGGACTTGGTGCGCCGGGCGAGGGTTTTTCGGCGTGGAAACAGCGCCACCACGTAACCTCCCTCGCTCAAATCACGATCAGGTCGTGGCCGTCTTCGTATGCCGACCGTTTCGCCGGCGTACGGGCCATCGCCTCGGATAGCGCGTCCACCAGGGCGGCGACGGCGTCGATCTTGTCGGCGGCCCGCATCCGGTCGGGTTTCACGTTGCCGGCGGGGTCGGTGGCTACGGCGAGGTTGTCGACCATCCAGCGCACCGCAGGGTTGCCGCCGTGCCGCAGCAGCGGGGTGTCCTCGGTGCCGGCCAGCAGTAGTCGCTGCAGCTCTTTGAGCGGCGGCGACATGGTGATGTAGCCCTGCCGGACCTTCACCAGCGGGGCGCCGGTCTCGGTGAGGTCGTTGGTCAGCTGGGTCGCGTTCCACGGGTCGAAGCCGATCGACCGCACATCGAAGCGGTCGAGGTCTTTCACGACCGCGGCCTTGATCCAGTCGTAGTCGGCGACGTTGCCCGGCGTGGTGGCGAGGATGCCGCTGCGCACCCACGTCGAGGCGAGGCCGGCGGTGCGTTTGTCGAGGCGCTCCATGTTCGCCTCTGGGGTCCATAGCCGCCAGATCGCGTCGTAGCCGCCCGTGTCGTCTGGGAACAGCCAACACAGGGCGCACAGGTCGCTCGTAGAGGCCAAGTCGAGGCCGCCGTAGGCTTCCCGCCCGGCGAGCCGGTCTTCGTCCACCAGCGACGCGTTGCGGTCCCAATCCTCTAGCTCCAGGAACCGGGTCTCCTGCTTGGTGCGGATCCCCAGGTGCAGCCGCAGGAACTTCGCCAAATCGGCGGGCGATTGCTTCGCTTCCGCAGACGCGCGTTTGAGGTAGGCACGGGTGGGGGAGATGCCGTAGCCGGGGTTCGCTTTGCGCCAGGTGGCTTCGTCGTGTGGGTCGTCGCCGGCCTCGGCGGCCCACACCGCCCCGTAGGTGCTGGGGTCGGTCAGGGCGCGCCGGGCGAGCTGTTCGATGCGCTCGCGTTTGCGCGCGTAGATCGTGTCCTGCTTACCGGAGTCGGCGGTCGTGATGATCACCACGAGGGGTTGGCGTCGTGACCCGGTGCCGGTCTCGATGGTTTCCACCAGATCCGGCGTTTTGTGGACGTGCAGCTCGTCGATGATCGCGCCGTGAATGTTCGCGCCGTGCTGGGCGTCCGCGACCGAGG